GTAATTGTATAATCAAATGAACCATTACCTCGTTTATCACGAGAAATATAATTACCTGCTAAAAGAACTTTCCATGCTCTTGTAACTGATGCTTCTGTTTTCATGTGTATCTGTTTACGAACATCTTCATTACATATCTTCCAATTAGATGGGCGACTACATAAATAGATATAAACGGCTAATGCTGTATAAGTTATATTATGGTCATACGCAATAATATTAGGTATTTTAACATACCCTTTACTATTACTTTGTGGAAGAACTTTATATATTTGACCCTGTGGGGTATATCTGTCTTTTACTATCCATCCAATACTATCGAGTTCTTTAAAACTAGCTCTAATATCTTCTTTATTCATCTTTAAATCAATGACAATTTCTTTTGCGAAATATCTATGTTGTGATGGTTTACTTGAAATATATAACGCCAATTTCATGGACTTTGGTGATATATTGTTGATAAATTCTCTAGGAACTTCTGTGTAATTCTCGGTCGGTCGATTATGAGTTATCATCTGTTTGGTCTCCTTATTTAATTAATTTTGTTTTATAACTAAGGTTATTTATATTGTGTTCTTTTTCAGGGAGAAAGTAATAATGAGTCACTTTCTCCCAACAAAAATTAAATAAGACACAATAATAAAAGGAAAACCCTTAATTACAGTCGGGAAGCATATCTGCCTCTTGCTTATATAATACACAATAATTAACGAAATACAACAAAAGAACGGAAAACTTTCCAGTTTATTTTGAACACTTTAATATTTTCTGCGGAATGGTTTTGTTACTATGTAGTGAAACTACAAAATAACGCTATACAAGCTATCTGTAGGGTTATTTCTCTTATTTATGAGTATATAGTTATAATTACAAAAAGATTGTTTTAAAAGCACTTGTAGGTTATCTTTTAGGTTTACTGAAAGTAACGATAACTTGATACTTACTTAAAAAGGACTGAGTAATTACATATTAAGAAAAAATAATATAAAAGAAAAGAAAGAAAAAATAATATACATATGCTGAAAAATGTATTCATTTTCAGCTTGTATATTTATGTCTTTATTATTATGTACTCATAATAGTAAAGATATACATATACAATATAGTCTTAGTATTACAAGTCTTAGTATTTATAAGTCTTATATATAACCCCCAAATTAGTGTTACATCCCCTTTATTAAATTAGTGTTTTTTCCTCGTTGTTAAATTAGTGTATATGGATACACCATATACACACAATATAAGATACCAAAATCAAGAAAGAAAATCATTGCTAATTAAGATAACCTATTAATTACTATTCTATCATTTTTCTTAAATACTTGTAAAAACAAGACTACTTATTATATTAAATAAAAAACAATAACAGGAGGAGTCTTCTAATGAGTAAAACTAAAACACTTACAAATAATCAAAAACAAGAAATACAATCAGAAGTTATAAAAGCAAATAGTATTGTGTTAGCAAGAGCAGGATATTCAAATGCAATGGGAACTACTCATGCAGGGCAACGAGACCTTTACAAAGAGTGTGGATATAAACAAAATTTATCATGGAACGATTATTGGATTAAGTATGATAGGAATTGTGTAGCAAAAAGAATTGTAAACGCATTCCCTGAATCAACATGGGCACAATATCCAAAAGTATATGAAGACAACGAATTTTCAGATACAGCATTTGAAAAGAAATGGAAACAGATTGTTAAGAAAGTTAAAGTATTTCCTAAATTAGTAAGAGCGGATATTATGGCAGGTATAGATGAGTTCTCTATCATTCTTTTAGGATTTGATGATAGTAACCAAGGAACCACAAGTCTACCTGTTACAAAAGCAAATAACTTGTTATATATGAAACCTGTTTTACAAATGAATGTATCGATACAAACAACAGTAACAGATATTAGTGATGAGCGTTATGGACTTCCTGAACAATACACAGTTAATATAGATGATGCTGTTGGAAATTCAGTAACAACACAAACATGGCATCACAGTCGTGTTTTACATATTGCTGATAATATTTTAGATAATGAGTATAGAGGAACTTCCAGATTAAAAGCAGTATTCAATAGACTACAAGATATAGAGACTGTTATGGGAGCAAGTGCAGAGATGGTCTGGAAACAATCATTCCCTGGCTTAAGTTTCAATGCAGACGCTGATGCTGATTTATCACAAACTAAAGACGAATTAAAAGAACAGATACAAGAGTATTCCCACGGACTTTCAAGATATATGCAATTACAAGGAATCCAAGTCCAAGAATTAAAAGGACAAATACAAAACCCAAGTCCTATATTAGACTGTATTTTAAAAATAATTGCGACGGAGACTAAAATACCTGTTAGAATATTGACAGGAAGTGAAGAGGCAAAATTAGCAAGTGGGACTGACAAACAGAATTATCAAGACAGAGTAACCCAACGAAGAGACCATTTTGCACTACCTTTTATTTTAGAACCTTTAATTGATAAGTTAATTTCATTTGGAGTTCTTCCTGATGTGGAGTATAAAACAGAATGGGACGATGTTTATGCGATGACTAAAAAAGATAGAATTGATATTGCTCAAGGAATTACAAAAGCACTTGCTAATTATGTTAAAACTCCGGGACTTGATATGTTACTTACTCCTAAATGGTATTTAATAAATATCCTTAAATATAAAGAGGAGGAATTAGTAGGACTTGATTTAGAGGCTTATGTATCATCAATAGAGGAAGAGCGTGAATTAGAGTTAGCAGGAGCAGAGTTAGACCTCGAACAGAAAAAACAAACAGACCCTAAGTCTAAAATGTAATACAAAAAACTATGACCCCACAATGACTACTACTCTTAGGAATAAGTTTAGTAGTGAGGCAGGTGGTCGTTGGGATAAAGTAAAAATTGCCTTATTTACATTTATTACACAAAAAACAATTACACAAAATAAAGCGATTGATTATGATGCTTCTTTTTTAGATGATTTTGAAGAGGTATATGATTCCAACACACAAGAGTATATTATTGGTGGTATTATTTTGTATTATTTATTAAAAACAAAATGGTATAGTTAAGTCAAGGAATTATAATACAACCAACTAAGTTAAAATCAAAAGAGTTATTACATAAGAGTATTAATCAATCTATTTTAACTCATAATTCAAGTGCAAAACAAAGACTACTTGCAGGAATGTCACAAGGACTTCTTGCGAACCATTCTAAAAAACAATTAATGGATATGGTTAAATTAGAGATAAATAAAAATAAAAATTACTTAAAAACAGTAGTGAGGACTGAAACAGTGAAAGCCTATAACGAAACTATACTAGATGTATATGAAAGTAATGGAATTGATACAGTCACTTCTTTAGTGGAATGGACTACAGCAAGTAACCCATGTCCTATATGCTCTAGTTATAAAGGACAGTTACTTACAATCACAGAAGCGAGGGGTAAAATCCCTCAGCACATGAATTGTAGATGCTCGTGGACATATGTAAATACAAATAAAAATTAAAATTTATATAAAAAAAGTTGTAACTTATATATAAGCAGACTATTTTATAATAAAAAAAAGGAGTCATTAAATGTCAAAACACTTAAGATTTAATTCAATTAGACATAATATGTCTAAATTAGTCAGAAATGAAACACTCGATGGGGAAGACTATATTGTCGTTCCTACTATTGCAATTACAGAGGGAGTTTGGAACGGAGTCCTTTATACAAATGAAGAACTTTCAAAATTCCCTGACGCCTGGAACGGAGTCCCTGTAACAAATGCTCATCCACAAGAAAATGGACAACCACAACAAGCATCTACACAATCAATGATAGAGACTTTTAAAGTGGGTCTTGTTTTAAATACTAGATTTGAGACAGGAAAGCTTAAATGTGAGATTTGGTTAAATAAAAAATTGTGTGAAGAAAAAGCACCTGAAATACTACAAAATATACAAGACGAAATAGATACTGATGTTTCTACTGGATTATATACTGATGATATAGTAGGTGATGGTGACTTCAACGGTATTAAATATAATACACAAGCTATCAATTACAGACCTGACCATTTAGCTATATTACTTCACGAAGATGGTGCATGTAGTTGGGCAGACGGTGCGGGTATGGTTAGAAATAAAAAAGATGAAGAGGGAACATTCAAAACATTGTTTAAGAAATTCGGAAAGAAATTTGGATTTAAACAAAATGAAATATCACACAGCGATATTAGATATAGAATTGGACAGTTAATTTATCCTAAATATGATGATTACGATAATGGAGTATATGCTTATATTAGAGATGTGTTTGATGATTATTTTGTCTTTGAATTAGAAACAAAGGAATCAGTTAGTTTTAACAAACAAGCATACCAAGTAGATGCTCAAGATACACTTACTTTAGTAGGAGAACCTATTGAAGTGATTATTAAAACAGATTACATAACAAAAACAAACAAACAAAATAAACAAAATGGAGGAACTGCAATGAATAAAGCAGAACTTGTAACCGCATTGATTGTGAACAAAGCAAATCAATGGGCAGAGGGAGACCGTGAGGTTTTAATGGGAATGGATGACGCTGTTTTAGCAAAAATTAATGCTAAAGTAGAAGTTGAAAAACCTGTTGAAAAAGTAGTAGAAGTAAAACCTGTTGAAAAACCTGTTGAAAACAAAAAAGAATTATCTATGGACGAGTATCTAAAAGACGCTCCTGAAGTAGTTAAATCTATTGTTGTAAATGCACTTAAAGAAAAAGAAGATGCTAAAAAAGCATTTGTAGCATCTTTAGTAGCAAATACAAAATGTGGTTATACAGAAGCTCAATTATTAGAAAAAGACAATAGTGAATTAGAAATAATCACTAATATGTTAAAAACTGATGAAGTTGATAACTCTGTAAATAATTTCGCTGGAAATGCACCTGCCCCAAAAGCAAATGCAGAAATGGATTTTACTCCAGAAGTAACATTATAAACAAAACAAAATAAATAAAGGAGGTTGATTATGTCTAAGGCACAAGCAACAATCAAAGTAAGAGGGGAAGTAATCAGAGCAGAGGCTTATGCTGATGAGATTATTACACCAGGGATGTTATTAATTGAAACTGCAACAGGTTTCAAAAAACATGATGCCACTGGAAAAGGTGGACAAGTTTTAGTAGCATATGAAGATGAGTTACAAGGAAACGTAGCATATGAAGATGAGTTACAAGGAAACGGAATTGATGTAGATTATCCAGCAGGTGCGAAAGTTCAAGCAGATATTTATAGAAGTGGAGATAGATTTTTCGCTACTGTAGTTACTGGACAAACTTTAGTAATTGGTGACTATCTTACTTCAAATGGAAGTATTATAAGGAGGTATATAATGGATTTATTTCAAAAAATGTACGAGGCTAAATTTAATGTCTCAAATATGCGTATCAATATGAAAACAAATACATCTGTTCTTACAAAAGAAGAATGGAAAATGATGGATACAGAGATGGTTACAGGTGCAAGACCTGTATTAAAAGCAGCGGCTGATTTAACTGCTAAAGCAAACAAGTCTTTAGGTGGTAAAGGTATGGCTGTAACTACTTTTGAATGGCAAGAAGCTACACAATTAGAGGGTGCTGAACTTTCTATGGACGGTCTTTCTAAAGGAAACAATGACAGAAATACTTTTGCATTAAAAGGATTACCTATCCCAATAATCCATAAAGATTT